CATTTACTTTAGTCGCATGTCAGACCAAGTAAATTGGGGCGGTGGTGATACTGTAGACCGTGAACGTGTTTACGAGATTATGCGTGAAATTTATACTTTTGAATACAAAGTGGAGGTAGCGTAATGAAAAAATCAATTACTATGGAAGAACTTACGATGGCACAGGCCACGTACAAAAAACTACAATTTCTTCAAGAAGAGAATGCTGAACGTATTGAAAAACTAGAGCAACTCTTTGAGGATTTAGACTTAGGTGTGGTTGCAATTAGAATACCAGAATCAGATAGACTATCTAACGGTTGACATCTAAATCGAGTGACGCTATACTATTAAAACTAGGGAAACAGACAGGGGGAAGTAATACATGACGACATTGCTTAAAGTTGACAGGGTAGAAAAAGATTTATCAAAAGAAACGGACGCTCAGATCATGGAGCGCATTGGAGAGCGTTTTAACATCCTAACTGAAATGACCAAAGCGGTTATTACCAATGACGTTAGGGCAATGATTGTTTCCGGACCTCCAGGAGTAGGCAAGAGTTATGGCGTAGAGTCACTGCTCGAAAAAGAAAATCTGTTTGATCAGATACAAAATCGTAAACCCAAATATGAACTTGTAAAAGGCACAGCATCAGCACTAGGCTTGTATTGCACATTGTTCGAACATTCGGATCGAGGACACGTTATTGTATTTGACGATTGTGACTCAATCTTAATGGACGAGCTCAGTCTAAACATCCTTAAAGGTGCATTAGACTCTGGCAAATCTAGACGTATTAGTTGGAAAGCAGATTCACACAAACTTCGTAACGAAGGTGTGCCTAACTCGTTTACATTTAACGGTAGTGTTATCTTTATCACTAACCTTAAGTTTGATCGAGTGCGTGGTAAGATCAGACAACACTTAGAGGCGATACAATCACGTTGCCACTACTTGGATCTTACACTTGATACTGACCGTGAGAAGATGCTACGTATTAAACAGATTGCCAAAACTGGTGAATTATTCGAGCGTTATCACTTTACAAAGGAGCTCGAATCAACTATACTAAGTTTTATGGATGATAACAAAGATAGTTTACGTGAACTTAGTTTAAGGATGGCAATTAAGATTGCGGATCTTGTTAAAATTAATCCAAATACCTGGCAGAAACTTGCAAGGTGTACAGTAATGAGGTAATAGCAGTTTTCCCATGTTCGCCCATCTCCCTCAAATATGCTCCCTTGGGCGAACATTTTCGAATCCCCCGGCCCCCTCGCTGGGGGGTTCACCCTTTTAAAGTATCGGTCGGCATGAAAACATTTAACTATGTAGAAGACTATATTATTGAATTGTATGAAGGCAGTTATAGGTTTAATGCTAATAGTCAAGACATCGACTATCGTCTAGCCAGTTACGACATTAGAATAGTTCAAAGCATTCACAACCAGGTAACTTTCCAGAGCGTAGCACTGACAGATAAACAAGCAGAGCTCTGCGTTAAATTAGTAGAAAAATACACACGCCAATTTAAACGGGCAGGCATTGACAACTTTGCAATGCTAGAGTCAAGTACTCGGAAGTTTAAACTTGGCATACGCAAGGTTAATAGGGATTATAAGATCCATATCAAAGACGACCTGATACATGCTACGTTTCCCTATAACCTAAGGCTTATTTCAGAAATAAGAAAGCGTTCAGAAAAGTCTGGGGGTGTTAGAGCCATTTGGAGTCGAACTGACAAAGTCTGGAAGTTTGGGTTTACAGAACCTAATGTAAAGTTTACTATTAGTTTTGGTCAAGATTATGATTTTGATATAGATCCTAAATTGTTAGAGATAGCCGGTAAGCTAGCCAAGCAGGACTGGGAACACTATAATATCAAACTTGTGGAACATGATGGCAAGTACACTATACAAAACTGTCCAGTCAGTCTAAGCGAGTACGTTGACAAACACGCAGGCACTGATCTATTGAGTTTGGTAGACTACAGTGGTATCTGTGCCTACCAGGTTGACAATAACATTGCCAATCAGATTAAACAGGCTCATACTGAAACAGTAAGTGCATGTCTATTAGGCAAGCATATCTGGTTAGATCCAAAGAAACATTCGTTTAACGATATTATAAAGTATGCAGAGTTAACCGATAGATTTCCAGTAACTGTATACGACACACTAGGAAATTTTGGACCTTTCCTAAATCAAAATATAGAAAAAACAGACAGTAACTTTAAATATCTATATAGTCGCTTTTTAAATTTGTCTGAACGTGTTGGTCCTATATACCATCATGACACGGTACTACCTGATAACTGGCCGTACAAAAACGCAGATCCTAAAACTGCTAGAATAAAAATTTATTCATCAGCATCAAAGGATATGTTTATTGACGACATACCTTTATTAGTATGTAGCCAAAATTTTAATTATGGAAGTTTGCGCATACAGATGCTTGCAAAATCTGAAAAAATAGTGTATCATTGTGTTAAATTATGACAACAGCCATACTACATATCAAGGACGAAGTTAATTGCAAGATCGAAGGATTAGATTTAACAACTAGAAAAAACCTAGTAAACAAATTTAAATTTGAGATCCCCTATGCACGTTACTTACCAGCAGTCAGACTAGGTCGCTGGGATGGTAAGATCAGTTTCTTTCAGCTGAGTGGTAGCACCTTTGTAAACTTATTGCCAGAGATTATTCCTGAACTGGAATCTGCAGGTTACGATCTAGAACTAAATGACCTGCGTGAATACAATACTAATTTTGATTTTGAGGAAGTTACTGAGGACAGTTATGCAAATATATCCTGGCCCAAGAGACATCCTGCAGAAGGTCAACCAATTAAATTACGTGACTATCAGGTTGACACTATCAATAACTTTTTGCGCAACCCGCAATGCTTACAAGAGATAGCAACTGGTGCAGGTAAGACACTAATGACTGCTGTGCTCAGTAGTAAGTGCGAACAGTACGGCAGAACAGTAGTTATTGTGCCTAATAAGAGTCTAGTAACACAAACAGAAGAAGACTATGTTAACATGGGCATGGATGTTGGCGTGTTTTACGGTGATCGCAAGGAGTATACCAAGACGCATACTATATGCACCTGGCAGAGTCTAAACAGTCTGCTAAAGCGAACTAAAAACCAAGAAGCAGATATCGGTATAGGCGAGTTCTTGGAAGGTGTCGTTGGTGTTATTGTTGATGAAGTACACGGTGCTAAAGCAGACGCACTTAGAACATTACTAACAGGTGTAATGAGTCATGTACCAATACGTTGGGGGCTAACAGGCACTATACCCAAAGAAGATTTTGAGTTTATGAGTATACGATGTAGTTTAGGTGATGTTATTAATCGTATCAGCGCAAGCGAGTTACAGGACAAAGGAGTACTGGCTAATTGTAATGTAAATATATTACAGTTAGTTGAACATACAGAATATTCAAATTATCAAAGCGAACAGAAGTACTTGTTAGATAATACAGAAAGACTGGACTATATTGCAAGTGTAATCGAAAATATAAGACTAAGCGGTAACACACTTATACTAGTAGATAGAATTTCAGCTGGCACACGACTGTCAGAAAAGATTAAAGACGCAGTGTTTGTGCAAGGGGCAACTAAGTCGGCAGACCGCAAAGAGCAGTATGATGAAGTTGCCACCACCACTGATAAAGTTATTGTGGCAACGTATGGCGTTGCTGGTGTTGGCATTAACATTCCCCGTATTTTTAATCTGGTTCTCATTGAGCCTGGTAAAAGTTTTGTACGGGTTATCCAGTCTATTGGTAGGGGTATTCGTAAAGCCCAAGACAAAGACTTTGTACAGATATGGGACGTAACTTCAACATGTAAATTTAGTAAAAGACATTTAACAAAACGGAAGCAGTTCTATAAAGATGCTAATTATCCGTTTCAGATAGAGAAGATTACATGGCAATGAAAAAATTAGCAGTATGTGGGTGTAGTTTTTCAGCACCCAGTAACGACCCTAAACTCAAAGGAACAAGTTGGGGAGAGCAACTGGCAGATATGTTAGGCTGGGATCTATTGCATTATGCACGTCAGGGTGTTAGTAATGGCGGCATACGTGTAATGATAGACCAGTGTATTAAAGACAAAGTAGACTTTGCAGTAATAGCGCCAACGTTTCATGACAGAATGGAGATACCTGCCACAGCGGCTCCTTTTGATTGGAACAAGTCAACAGATGGTTGGAACCCACTAATACAACAGCACTTGCAAGACGTCGATATTAAAAACGGTTACCAAGAAGACTTGGGTGTACAGAATATTAATTACGGCAGTAACAACTACACACTGATTAGTGAAACAATCTACACACTGGCAGAAAACTTTGATCATCCTTATCGTAGTCAGAAACTAGATAAAATGACAGCCAGTGCAGTTAAACAGTATATTAACTTCATGTACGACAGCAATTGGAAACTTCAACAAGATCGCTGGATCATACGTGATGGCATCATGCAGTTACACTATCACAAGATACCTTTCTTACTGGTAGCCTGTAACATATGGACAAGCGACATGGTGAGAGATCACTTTCCAGATGCAATACCTGATCATTGTTTAACATTAGATTACAAAGATACTCCTGCATACTCAACCAATGAGTGGCCTTTTGAGGGGGAGGACCCAGGCTATCACGGTGCAGTAGAAAGCCAAACTTACCTAGCAAAAAGATACAAGGAAATTATTGAATGTCATTCATAAATCACAAAGAAGAATCATCAGACATTAGTTGGTTTGAGGATGATGGCACAAATATCGGCATGCTTAATGACAATGGTCGTAATAGATTCTACGACCAGGCATTAAAAAGCATTTGCCAGAATAAAACGGTTGTTGACATTGGTGCAGGCACGGGATACTTAACAGCATTAGCAATCAAGCACGGCGCAAAACATGTCACAGCAGTAGAAGCCAGTAGTAAACGTTGTGCATTCCTTAAAAACATGATAGAGAAACTGGGGTACCAAGACCGAGTTACCATTGTAAACAAAAATTATTTTGACACAGACTTACACAGCGACATAGTCGTAAGTGAAACAATAGGTGCGCATATCTATAATGAAAACTGGTTGCGACTTGCTGACCATGCAAGAATTCGTTGTCAATATATGATACCAGAGAAGTTTTCAATTAACATTGACTTGTACGAAAATCATCCTATCTGGACTACATGTATGCAGGAAAGCATGGCATTTAACTACAATGAGAACAATCATCCTGAGTTTGCAGATGTTCTGAATAAAGAGATGCAATTAGAAGACCGTGGAGAACAGGCAAATACCATACCTAATCTATTTTCACACCTACACAACTTTGAGGACATAAGATTAAACAAGATCTGGCAGAGTGCCCCAATAGTTATAGACCACATGGAGTCAATGGTTGTTCCTGAAATAATTATACCTAGACATGTATTTTCTGCGTTAGGTCAAAAACTACAAAGGCTAGGTCCCAATGATTGGGTATTTTTAAATATAAACTGGCATGCAACATTCCAAACAACAAGTATGTGGGTGTCAGATACTATTTGGCAAAATGTGTGTAAGTGTATAGCAATACCTAAATCTGATTTACGTATTTATTTTAGCGAACAAAAAAACAAATGGATGTTTCAAAAATTACAGGATTAGTTATAGTAGCACACCCAGATGACTGTGCTATACTTGCTGGAGGATTTATACAACGATATAAATCCAAGATCAACTTTGATATATGCTATCTAACATATCGACACCAGGACAGCAGAGCTCGGGAACTTGCCAAATTTTGGTTAGCAAGAAATATCGATACACAGTTTTTAGGCTATGTAGATGACTACCGTGACATGGAACACGGTATAAGTTTTGATACTGCACAGGCAGAATTAGATATAATAAGAGTAGTTAAGAAGACACAGGCAGAATTAGATATAATAAGAAAGAAGAACTATGACCTAGTAGTTACGCATGCCAAGGACGGAGACTATGGACACATACACCACAAGTTTGTACATGAGTGTGTAACAAAGATTGATGTACCCAAGGTTTACTTTGCTAACACAGAAGTGTATAATAATAAAATAGTGGAAAAGTCATGGTATACTCTTGATGAGTTACCTCTACATAGTGCTGTTATAAAAGACGAGTGGAGTTATCTAACAGGCGAATACTACTATAACATAACAGAGGACGCACACCAAATAATATATGAGAATACTAACACTCAATGACTGACAACACAAAAACAAGCAGTGAAGAAGACTTTGACTGGTTCAGTAACAATGGTATTTTTATGCCAATGATCAACGACACTGGTAGGAACATTGCATATAAAAAAGCAATTGAGAAAATAGCGCCTGGCAGTATCATGTGTGACATAGGCACAGGTACAGGATTGTTAAGTATATTAGCCGCCAAAGCTGGAGCCAAAAAAGTCTACAGTATCGAAATGGACAAGGGCAGGGCTGAGTTTGCAATAAAAATAATTCAAAAACTTGGTCTTGACGATACTATACAAGTCATTAACAAAAATTTTTACAATTGCGACAGAAATGATATCCCAGACGATGTGGATTATTTTGTTTCTGAAACAATTGGATCACAAATATTCGACGAAGAAATAATACAAATAGCCAACAAGTCAAAAGAGTAATGTAGAACATACCATATGGGGTAGTCCTGCAAAAACAATTTTAGCCAGAGTAAGAAACACAAACGCCGATATAAAAATATGGTACGATCATAAAATAGAAAACTGGAGACTGAATTACTAATGCGAATTTTAACACTTGAGAATAAATCTTTTGAAATGAACGCAATACCTGATGACGTAGGTGATTTGCGTTTCTGCGTACTAGACAACTCAGATGCCAAGGATCCAGATTATTTCTTTATCCCATTAATCTTTATGGAATCATTTAATAGTCCTGCACTTGTGTTAAACATTGGCAATAATATTATCAAGATGCCGGTAGACTGGCAAATTCTAATTGGTGAGCCTGATTTAGGTGACCTAGAAGTACTTCCTCTCACAAGTGTTAATGACAGAGGGTTTAGTGCGTTTGCGTTTAATCCTCGTAGCAGTTATCGACCTGAGTTTTACCCAATAGAAATAGTTGACATATACCAAGATGTAAAGTGGTACTTTCCTAAACTTAAACCTGGACAGCTATTGGCAGTGCCACTGACTAAGGGCGATAAACCACTGTGTGCATATTTCGTTAAAGATATAAGCAGACAAAGTGAAGTTGTAGATTACAGCAAAGTATGGTAGATAAGTTATCAATTAAAAACGAAATGGCCATGGTTGATGGCAAGGTGCGTGATTTCTACGACGACCTTACTGAAGATGAACGTAAGAAGTTTAGTCCTTATGTACTAATGAAGTTTTCAGCAAACGTGTCTGGCAACCTGGACCTTGCTGAGTATTACTTGCGTAGGTGCAATGACACAACAAATAAAGACTTCTTTAACATTAACAAACACCCCAAACTTCAGTGGTTATGCACAACAACCATAAGTCCTAAGATGGGAAACACATACCATTATTGGTTAACAACTCCTAAGAACGGCAGTACCAGTAACAAGGAGCGCAAGTTCTTGCAACAGATATACCCCAATGCCAAGGAAGATGAGTTGGAGTTATTGGTGAAAATTAACACCAAAGCCGACCTTAAGGAACACGCTCGACAACTAGGTTGGTCTGACAAAGAGATTAAAGATGCCTTTAAATAAATTTCTTGGCTACAACACAAGTCACACTGTGATTAATGGTGAACATTTTTATCAGATAAAAGACTTCCTTGATGACAGTACTCAACTGCAAATGGTTGCAGATATTGATCGCTTTAAAAGAGAACATCAGGGAATTCATCCACATGTAGCTGGAAACTCAGTAACTGATATGCATACTCGTGAACAGTTTCAAACTACATTGTGGCGGACATTTTACGATACTATTGTTAAGATTGTGTCAGAAATTGAGGGGCAGGAGTTGCACATAATTAACGCATGGTCAGCAACAGCACATGCAAACAATGTCGATGACTCCTACTGGCATCAACACTTAACTGCTTATTCATTGGTGTACTATCTACGTAATTTTGATCCTGCTCATGGCACACACTGGAAACCAGCTGACGATGAGGAGTTTATGATATTTGGTTATGAGAACAGCATATCATTTTTTACTGCCAACTGGTCACATGATGGCGTAATGCCTCGCTGGAGACGAGAGCAGTATCTAACTGAACATCCAAGGCATGTACTAGCGGCAGAGATAGCCTGGGGGCCTGGATGATATCACATGTTGTAGCCAACGGGTGCAGTTACATGGACACGTATACTAGAGGCCGAGGTCATGACGACCTAGCATTAAATCTGCAAATGCAAAGTGAAGACATCAGTATTACAGGCAGTGCGAACAGTAGAATTATAAGAACAACACTCAAACATAGTTACGAGTCAGAATACAAGTCACTGTATGTTATTGGACTTACCTTTATCAGCAGAGAAGAATTACCTATTTGCCGTTACGATGAGTACTCTTTTCCTAAGGAACAAGACATATGGGAAGGGGCGTGGTCTAATCCACAAAATCAACAATTTGGTAAGAATAGATGGATACCCCAATGGACTGATGCTGATACAAAACAATGGAAACTGTTTAGAGAAAAGTACGAAGTAGGCACCATGGTGGATAGACTAGAAAACCTTATGTACCAAATGTTGTCATTGATTGATAGTTTGACACAACGTGGACATAGCTGTATAATATATCAACAAGCAGACCATTGGTGGGACGGTATGTTGCCTGAAGAGTTCAACAGGATACGGCTATTAGCAGGACATAAAAATATCATAGGTGATTTTAAGTGGTGTGCAATACGAGAACAACACCGAGCAGGAGTGGCATGTGTGCCTGGCGAAGAACACATTGAGGCTGAAATTCGACACAGACAACCTGGCGAACACAAGTGGTTGAATGATTATTTGGAAACGCATATAAGAAAACATGAGTTACACCTGTAAGTATTGTACCAAGAGCTATCGCAAGGAATCAACACTTGCGGTACATCTTTGCGAGCCCAAACGTAGAGTACAACAAGAGTCTGAAACAGGTGTGCAGTTTGGACTCAGGGCATATAAGCGTTTTTATGAGATAACTCAAGGGTCAGCACGTACTAAAGACTACGAGGACTTTGCTAAGAGCCCATACTATATTGCATTTGTAAAGTTTGGACGTTATTGTGTAGACATACGTGCCATAAACTTTGTGAACTTTTGTGAATGGTTACTGAAAAACAATAAAAAGATTGACCACTGGACAAAAGACAAGTTGTACCAAGAATGGATGTTGCCCTACATAAAACGTGAACAGTCACAAGACGCACTTGAACGTGGTGTTAAAGAAATGTTGGACTATTGCGAGGAACATCCTGAACTTAAGAATGGTATTACGGATTACTTTAGATATGCTAACAGCAATCGTATATGTCATCACATCAGCACAGGCAGAGTAAGCGCATGGCTAGTGTTTAATAGCGACAGCGGACGAGAGTTTTTAGATACATTGAATGAAGAACAACTTGCTATTGTGTATCCTTACATTGACCCAGAGTACTGGCAACGTAGGTTTATAGATTTTGTAGCAGACACAGAGTGGGTTACACAGGCACTTAAGGACATTAGGCTATGAAGTTTCAAGCAGATATTGACATAGACTTTGGTGCCAGAGATCGAATACTCGAACACATTAAACATATTCCTGCCAGCATATATCGCAATGAAGAGTTTGTGCCGCATAACACAGGCGTGTATGTAAATAATATACCACAACACCCAATAACTAAGTTAGCAAGCATTGACCATAAAGAAGCAGAACAGCGTGGTTATGTTAAACTAGACTTTCTAAATGTTAGTGTGTATCAGCAGATTCAGTCAGAAGAAGAGCTTGATGTGTTAATGGCCACAGAGCCTCCCTGGGCTAGATTACAAGACCCAGAGTTTGTAAAGAACATCATACATATCAGCAACCATTATGATATTGTTCAAAAACTAAAACCTCAGACTGTTGATGAGATGGCGGCTGTACTAGCAATCATACGTCCCAGTAAACGGTATTTGTTAAACAAAGACTGGGCGACTATTAATCAGGAAGTATGGACTACACCCAGAGATGGCAGTTACTACTTCAAGAAAAGTCATGCAACTAGTTATGCATATCTTGTAATAGTGCATATGAACTTGTTAAATATGATATGAAAATCTATATTGATCACGTAGCTGAGTGTATGCAAGATTTTGTTGAGTATACTCTAAACACTGTTTTTGTTACCGGAAATTTTAGTATCACTTTGGCGCAGACGAGGTCAATGCAAGAACGTATCTTTTCAGTTAACAATGCCACACTAAACAATCTGGATGGTGATAACAGAATCTATATCGAGTTTACTCAGGAAGACCTTTTACATATATCACAGATATCGTTAAATCTGCCTAAAAGAATAAGATTAGGATCGGAAGGGGATCTGTCTGTAGATACAATCAGTAAGTTATCCAACAATTATTATCAACAAGCTCTAGACGATATTATAAAACTAACTGACGTTATACCAGACTTCTACAATGAAGTAAAAGGATCTGATTGGCCCAATATTAAGACTATTACAGAATTTTACGAACTACCAGTTCACATTGTTGACGAATGTGCTAAACAATTTGGGTTCTCTCCTAAGTTGTTAACCAAGGAATATCCCGACGCCAGTGGACCTCTACTGCGTAAGTACTTTACTAACTGGTTCTCCGGAGTTAACCCATTTATGCAAAAACAAGATGAGGTTGTGTACACAAGCAATCAAAACGTTTACAAGTTACCGTTTTTAGATATCTTTAATACTGATAACATGTTGCAACACATAGATGATATTGCAAAACAGTTTGGGTTAACATTGGTGGATAAGAAAGAACTGTCTAGGAATCTCAAGGATTCACGACACTTTCACGAAACTTTTGTGAAAAGACAGCAGTGTGTGGGATTAAAGAAAGAGGTAGACGACATATTAGAACAGTCTAGGGGTGTGCGTATTGATTTAACAATAATGCAGGAATCTTACTTAAATGCAAAATTAGGAGGAGTACTGACAGATTTGCCCCGTATAGACAACACATCTATAATTTTTGATGCTATTGGGTAGGTTTTCGTACTAGTGTTATTGCCCTACGTTTTGTTCGTTTTAAACTTAGGTTTTTAAGACTCAACTGAGGACCATACTTAATAACAACGTCTTTGCTGTTAAACGTTTTAAGGAATACCTTAAATACTTTCCAGTCGTTTTTTAAAAACACATTAATAGGCATTAATCTATTAGATTCCCACCACCAGGAATCTGCCAGTTCTAAGAATTGTAGACGTTCTTCAGGGGACTTTAACGCAGAATAATCATATAGCGTGGTAATAATTTCATCGTAATTTTGTATTATGCCGATGTAATCGTTGCCTCCATAGACAACATAACTCAAAAAAGGATATTTGTCTAAGAGTTGATGGAATTTGTTGTCTGTCACAATAAATACAATATGCAATTCATTACTCAATATTTATATAGGCAAAAGATACCTTGCCAAATAGTAGAACTTTTGGACACCAACAGAAGGACAGTCAGTGTGTATAATAGAGACATAAAAGCCTACCGTGGGGTAGCAAATAAATTCTTAATCGAAATTAAAAACCAAGATCAGAAACCCATTAATATCAGCGATCGTACAATTAAGTTAAATGTGCTAAATCCAGAGACTAATTCGGTTTATAGCACAACCACTGCCATTATTCATAGTGCCAGTAAAGGTCAGGCACTAGTGACACTAGATGACAATAACTTACTGGACTTACCTGCTACCTATTACAATTACACCGTGGCAGTAACAAGTGGTGAGGGTAATGACGAGATTGCATATGCTGACGACAACTATGGGGTGCGTGGCACACTGCAAGTATTAGATGGTCACTATCCAACGTTTACAGCCTCAACTGAGCTCACTGTTAATGCTGATAGTAATGTAACAAGTTATGTTATCAGTGACAAGAGTTCCAACCAGGGTAGTAAGTTGCATACTGCGGCATTTTACCTAAGCAACTATACAGGTAATATCCTTATTGAAGGCACACTGGACGATACTCCAAACTACGCTAGTGCAAATTACTTTACCGTACAGACAAAAACATATGCCAGTGCAACAGGTACGTACTATGCAACCTGGACAGGTAACTATAGAGCTGTAAGGTTCACTCAAGTAAAAACTTCAGGGAGTATAACCAAAATACTATATCGTGGCTAAACGTATAGTATGTTTTGGCGACAGTTGGACTTACGGATCAGATTTAGTTGATCCTGCACTTGTTCCTAAATTAGAAAGTGAAGGTTACGGCGTTGACGACGCTGAATACAAATACTTTCACGAAAATCTTCCTTACAGAGAAGAACATAGATATTCCAGTCTACTCGAAAAAGCATTAGGTACTCCTGTTTTAAATTTATCTAAACCTGCCGATAGTTTAATAGGTATGCGTGTTAAATTTATAGAATGGGTGCACCAGCAACCCAAAGATTGTTCAGACAGTCTAATAATATTTGCCACAACCTCACATGAGAGATACAGTTTTTACTCAGCAAAGGACAAGCAATGGCTAAGCAGTGGCTACTTGCAATACGGTGATCAGCACCAGCCTTTAGTTGAACACTGGAAAAGACATTTGGTGCATAGCAGTGGTCCAGAACTGCATGATTATACGTTATTGGATTTTGTTATGTCATCAAGAGCACTTTGTAAAGAACGTAATATGAAATGGGTGTATGCTCCTGTTTTTCCAAAACGCACTCAAGGCAACATCGACGACAAGTTTGTTACAGAATGGAGTATGATGGATGTATGCACACACCGAGCAATGGAAGGACATAAAGTCTGGGCATGGGGAGAACATCCCAACGAGCTTGGTCACCAATTTATAGCAAAATACTTGATAAGTTTTATGAAAGAGTGTAAACTTATATAGTGAATATTATACAGCAAACAGTCTTAGATAAATTGCCCTCAAAACGCAAGACAGCACCAAGTGGCTGGACTAGCTTTAATGCACAGTGCTGTACACATTTAGGCCATAGTCAAGACACCAGAGGTAGGGGCGGTATTATAACTGCACCAGACGGTTCGATATCCTACCACTGTTTTAACTGTAATTTTAAAAGCACCTGGCGTCCAGGGTGGCATTTTAACTTCAAGTTTCGTAGACTGTTATCCTGGTTTGGGGTAGCACAGAATGATGTACAACGTTTGGTGTTTGAAGCCATGCGTATCAGAGAAGAGCTTGTTGATGTTGTTGAAGAGATTGACAAACAGCAGGAAAAAATAGAGTTCGACCCAAGGCCACTGCCTGAAGAAAGTGCAGATATTAGACAAGTTGCCACAATGATGGCATTAGATCCCAATTACGAAATAACTCAGAACTTCAGAGATGTTGTCGGCTATGCAGTTGAGCGAAAGATTAACACACAACGCTATCCTATATTTTATAGCACCAGCAGTAATGTTAATATGGATAGGCGAGTTATTATACCGTTTACCTGGCAGGACAAGATAATAGGATATACTGCAAGAGCAATGGATCCCAGCATAAAGCCCAAGTACTTTAACAGTTATGATAGCAATTATGTATTCAATACAGATGCACAAACCAAGGACACCAAGTTTGTTATTGTGTGTGAAGGTCCTTTTGATGCAATGGCAGTTGATGGAGTTGCTATATTAAGTAATAACATAAACGACACACAGGCTGAAATAATTGATAGGTTGGGTAAACGAGTAATTGTGGTACCAGACTTTGATCGAGCAGGACAGCGTATGATACAAGACGCAATAGAATATGACTGGGAAGTTAGTTTCCCTACATGGTCAGAAACCTGTAAAGATGTTGGAGAAGCGGTACAACGATATGGTAAATTATTTGTAGTAAAAAACATCTTAGATAACGCACAGGCAAGTAAACTAAAGATTAATTTAATGCGTAAAGCAATAAAATAATGGACCCAAAACAAAAGTTTTTTCTTTTTAAACAGTCACGCAATTTTTGTGCGGTGCCCTGGAACCACTTCAAAGTTGAAATGGATGGCACAGTAAAAACCTGCGTACATGGTATGGATACGTTGGGCAACTTATCCACCGACAACATTGATAGCATTTTACATAGCCCTGTAGTAAAGGATATAAGACAAACTCTGTATCAGGATAAGCCGCATAAAAATTGCACACATTGCACCAGACACGAGGACGAAAGTGATCACAAGTACCTAAGAGATCTTTACAATCCCATGTTTAAGTTTGAGGACATAGATTACAGTGACGATTCTGCATTCCAACTAAGAGCAGTTGATCTACATTGGAGTTCTACCTGTAACTTAAAGTGTATTACGTGTTGGGCAAATCAGAGTAGCAGTATTGCACAGGAACAGGGCAAACCAGTCTTACATACACCCAATGACCAAGCAGACAAGATAATAGACATAATTGTCGACAACCAGCACAACCTTAAAGAAATATACCTGAGTGGCGGTGAGCCTACCCTCATTAAGCATAATCAAAGACTGTTAAAGCGTTTGGACAAGAATATAGATTGTCAGTTTAGAATTAACACTAACATGATGTTCGAACAAGACAATGCCATAATAAACGAAATATTAAAGTTTAAAAATGTATTGTTTACAATAAGTGCTGACTCTACAGCAGATAGGTTTAATTATATTAGACGTGGGGCAGACTGGCAGAAGTTCCTAACAAATCTAACATGGTTACAGCAGAGTCACGCTAAGTTTAGGTTAAACAGTGTGTTCTTCATAGCAAGTGCGTTGTATCTGACAGACTGTCAGAAGTTTTTCCACAATAATTTTGGTATAACAGATTTTACAATTAACCAAGTCCTCATGGACCATACTGTTATTAAGTGTCGCAACCTATCACACTCCCTTAAAGAAGATTGTAAAACTAAAATACTTGCACATAAACAGGAGTTTGCTGATAATGCAAACTTATGTAATGAGTTAGATGCTTGCCTACAAGAATTAAATTGTGATAAGGCAGATGACTATACATCTTTCTTTACACAGTTTCCAGGCAACTGGCAAGAGGTATTTCCTGAACTATGAACATTTTGCTAGTAGGTTGTGGTAAAAAGTTTGGTAGAACTATATTAGATAGTTTAGTGCAACGTGGACATAGTGTACACAGTATTAGCAGTGTGGACGTAGATGGTGTTAATAATATATTATTAGACTGGGATACTCTTAATCCTGCTGTAATAGAACGACAGTTACAACAGTTGCCCAGAATAGATTTTGTATTTTTTAACCACAATGGAAGTGCATTAAGTACTCAGAGCTTTGGCAAACTAAGCACACTGGAGTTATGGAAGTTGGGTAAGCGATGGAATCAGCAATACTACAATAGTGTTATATTTCCATTTCATCTTATACAGTCAATTACGTTAGATTTAAATGCAGTAGTAGCCTGGATGACAAGTTCTTATGTTTACAACCATGCAGATATCACACATAATGACTACATAGGGAATAAGTATCAGAGCTACCTTATAATGAAACAGTTTGGCAACACTGATCGAGCATGTTTTTGCGGCGTAAATCCTGACAGTCTTTATGATGCCAGTGTACAACCAGGTGAGTTTATTGAGGGCATGTACAAGTTAGATAGGCACGAGTTAAACGGTTCTGTCATCGGTTTTGACTACACAAAAGATACACATTTTAACAAATTTAATGTATAATAATTAATATGAAGAATTACAGTGCAGATTTACAAAAACTATTTTTAGAAATGATGATGGCAGACGCTCAAATGTTTGTGCGTGTTGGAAACATCTTTAACCCTGCTAACTTTGATAGAAGTCTACAGGACACAGCCAGGTTTATACAAGAGTACACAGACAAACACAAGTCTCTGCCTAATAAAGATCAGGTAAAAGCAACATCTGGTGTAGAGCTTAAAGACGTTGGTGAAGTGCAGGAAGCACAACATGACTGGTTTCTAGAAGAATTTGAAGGATTTAGTCGCAGACAAGAACTTGAACGTGCCATACTGAAGGCGGCTGACTACTTGGAAAAAGGTGACTATGATCCTGTTGAGAAATTAATTAAAGACGCAGTACAAATTAGTTTAACAAAAGATCTAGGCATAGACTATTTTGAGGATCCTAAGGCTAGACTTAGTTTACTAAGGGACAACAACGGACAAGTAAGTACAGGCTGGCCCACACTGGATAAGAAACTGTTTGGTGGCTTTAACAAAGGCGAGTTAAACATCTTTGCTGGTGGCAGTGGTAGTGGTAAGAGTTTGTTTATGCAAAACCTTGCTATTAACTGGATTATACAAGGACTTAACGGGGTATTCCTAACACTAGAACTTAGTGAAGGCTTGTGTGCTATGCGTATAGACAGCATGTTGTCTAATGTCAGCACACGTGAAATATTTAAAGAGATCGATACTGTGGAGATGAAGATCAAAATGGTTGGTAAGAAGTCAGGTAGCCTACGCATCAAGTACATGCCGGCACAGAGCAACGTTAATCAAATTAGAGCGTACTTGAAAGAACTGGAAGTACAGACAGGACAAAAAGCAGACTTTATCATGGTAGACTATTTGGACTTGGTTATGCCAGTTAGTGCAAAGGTAAGTCCAAGTGACTTGTTTGTTAAAGACAAGTATGTGAGTGAAGAACTACGTAATCTAGCAAAAGAATTTAACATACTGATGGTAACCGCATCACAATTAAATCGCAGTGCGGTTGAAGAAATAGAATTTGATCATAGCCACATATCTGGTGGGTTAAGCAAAATAAATACTGCTGACAACGTGTTTGGTATATTTACGTCAAGAGCAATGCGTGAACGTGGACGATATCAGATACAGTTAATGAAGACTCGTAGTTCTAGTGGTGTTGGACAAAAGATTGATTTAGAGTACAACATGGAGACGCTGAGAATTATCGACGCAGGTGAAGAAGAGCAGACTAACCAACGACAATCGGGTATTATGAATCAAATAAAAACAAAATCATCAACAACTACAGAAGCACCCAAGGTCACAGCTCAAGTCGATAGTTCTAAGCTCAAGTCTATGTTGGCTGGGCTGAGGAAAGTTGAATAACGATAGTTTTGAGATAATATATAGAGAATTAGTGATATTTGAATCTCCAGATGGCGGACAAACGGTCTACGAACGTAGTCCAGGTCAAATTGCACGTACTCTTGTGGGTAGACGAGACACAATACCATCATGGTATATAGATGTACGAGGGTTTAATCAGCTAATGCACGAGGCAAAGGATAATGTTACCTTACAGGATGCTCTATTGCAATTAAAAACATTGTGGGAATTAACAAAGAAAGACGACAGTTAATGCATTTATTAGAAAACTTTAATTACATTCAAAGAACAGCAAAACATGCCGCTGAATCGATCGCAAACAGAACTCGTATTGCATCGTGGGCATGGCGTATAGAAAACGTGTTGCCAGATGATATTATAGTTGACATAAGAGACTTTATGGCGGCAAATCAGAAGTGGGAGACTGAGCAATTAGAATTTGATATACCAAGACGTGCAGTACACTGGGATCAGGTATCAACTAGTCCATATAGACGTATGCATTATGCTTTTCAACAACTAAGCCCAGTAATATCGGAAGCAATAGGACACCAGGTAGACTTTCAACATTGTAACATGTGGGAGGATGGTACAGAATATATAATTCCACCACATGTAGACAATGATAGTATTAGGGTAGCCATACAAGTTTATCTTAACGATGCAGATGAGGATTGTGGTACTTCAATATATTCTAGTCAAAACACAGAAATATATAAGTTTCCTTTCATTTCGAACACAGGATACATCATGCACAATACTCCAACTAGTTGGCACGGTATGATGACGCCAGGAAATGTTAGGCGTAGTTTATACGCAAACTATCGATAAAAGTATAGTTAGACAAGTACTCTTTCTCAAAAATCTTTTTATCACAATCACTGGGAAAACTTAGTTGCCCAACCTGAATAGACCCCAATGCAAATTTAGGCGCAGTATACCCTAACTTTATAAACTTTTCTTTATGCTTGTGGTAATAATTTAACACATTGCGTTCTAACTCCGCATACTCTTCCTCAGTGTGATGAGTAAACTTTGCGTTAAAGTCGCTTTTGAAATATTGTTGAGGTATAAATGCTTCGTCACCGATATGCTGATCATCGTCCCTATACATATCAACCAATGTCTTGCCTATTTCGCAATAGTTTATATACAATCCTCCCCATTGTTCCTGCAGACTAAAGTGTTCGTAATCTTCTGGGGCAAACGGTATCCGTGGTCTCTGATCACTGCTAAACGTACACACAAACCTTGCGTACCCGCTACTGCTCTCTAGTCTATGTATGTATATGTTAAGTTGTCCTAGTGCATGTTGTACAGCCTTGGGTGCCTTAGAGTACCAGTCACTGCTGTCTTGAGCATCATAGAGCCCATGATAGCGTTCAAATATATTATGTAAGTAGTTGAGGTCGTCCTGTGTGTAATTGTAGTTAATATAACGTTCGCATACAGGCTTATATGCGTTTATTGTGTCCACAAACCCATTTATTGTGTCCACACAGTATTCCAGTGTATACTTAGATCCAGTAAAGCCATAGAGTCTCTCAGGGTCGTCTAAATGGGTACCCAAATCTAGTGTTTTTTGCAATTCGGACAACCATTTACTTGCTATTTCGGTGCGAAATATGCTATAATAGAGTGTATATTGAGAACCATGTATATTGGATAGTGTTATTTCTAATCTTGTCATAATGTTTATAGATACTATAAATATACTTAATCCTGGAGCGTGTAGTGCAAAAGAAAACAAGAAGCCTATTAGATGAATTAGATATCTTTGTTTCACAAAGAGATAATAATGTTCTAATAGAGAACAGAGCCCACAATGTTATTCTAAGTGCGATAAACTTGCTACAGCACATAAAAGAAACTTATGACTCAGAGACTGCCGCAAACTTAGAAAAACGTTTGCTAAACAGCATACGCACCGGGGAACCAGAAAAGTTTACCAGGGGTATAAGGAGAGCCAAACGTGAAGGTTAACGAGGTTGTTACAGAAGGCTGGAAAGATCTAGCATCACAGTTTGCTGGCGGACTTGCTGGAAAATCCGCTGACACTGTTAATTATGAAAAACAGAAAGCAGGAACAGAAAATGCAGAAAAAGAAAGAATACAAAAAGCGGCTAGAGAAAAAGGCATGTCAGTGCCACAATACCTAGATTGGCTTAAAAAACAAGCAACAGCACAGGGTAGTAGTATTAGTCTTGACACTAATATTTCTGCCGCAAAAAAGGCGCATTAATGAAAGTTAAAGAATTATTTGAGGCAGGGTTGTGGGCACAAATCGCAGGTGGTTTGGCAGGCAAAAGTGCTGGGCAAATTGATCGTGAAGAGCGATCCTATACAAAACAACAAAAAGCAAACCAAACTGCACAACAGTCAGTAACTAATACGCCTGTACAACAAAAAGCAAACCAAACTGCACAACAGTCTCCTGCACAACTTAATGCAAATTTAGATGCTAAAATAGCGTATGCAAAGTCTAGAGGCTGGATTGGATCGAGGCCTACTAATCAGGATAAAGCATATCTTGACAGTGTGGATGTTGATATAGATCCAAACAGATTTAACAACGTTGATCCTAAAACATTTTTTATACCACACCAACCTCTTCATGTAAAATCCGCCCTGGACGAATTTTCTGTATCAACAGTTGAACTTAACAGGGCGTTGGGATTTAAGCATCAAGAAGAATTTAAAGGATACTCTACTATAACACTTACACCAGCAGGTTGGTACTCTGTAAACAGACAAGCATATATTAACCCTAACAGTAAAGCACAGACTGTGATTGACATGTTCTATAATAGAAGCAAGGGCGGAACACGATGATATCAGAAGGTGGTAAAGCAATTCCTTCAGCACTGCCAGTTACACTTAAGAACTTTGATGCTGTTAAGAAGAACTTACAAAAGGCGTTACCACTTGGTATAGACATGTACGCTATTGGTTCAGCAGGCAAGAAAGAAGTTAGCAGTGACGTTGATGTTCTTATTGATGCCGAACAGTTACTAGACATATTTCCGTTAGATGACTTAAAACTAGCTAGACAAGCATTGGAAAAACATTTCCAAAACATGGGGCTAGAAGCAAAACGCACTGGTGTTAGTATACACGTTGGCGTACCTAACGGTGAAGGCGGTGTGGCACAAGTAGACTTAATGGCAGTTAATAATGCACAAGCGGCACAGCCATTGCATACACATGATTATACTGATCCCAACATGAAAGGTGGGACACTACATGCTATGTGGGCAGACCTAGCAAACATGAGTGCGACACCTGAAGCAGAAAGTTTAATGATGAGTCCATACAAAGGACTAGTTAACAGGGAAACTAAGGAATTGGTCTCCAACAACAAAGATGAAATAGCAAAGATTATTATTGGTCCCAGTGCCACAGCAGACGACATGGGCAATCCCACAAAGTTACTAAAGGCATTGGAGCCCTATCCTAAAAAGTACGACGCAATTAAAAACAAATACATGGCAACAGAGTGGAATCAAAAATGGCAGAACCTACAGTAGGCAGAAAGTATCAACACATTGAAGATCTGGTATTCACTAACGGCAGTCGTGGTGGACTACATGCTGTTGGGCGTCTTAAAGACATGCAAGAGTCCGGCGGTATAGAAATAAAGTGGGACGGAATGCCTGTAGTGTACTGGGGAGAAGTTCACGGTAAGTTTACGGTTCTGATGAAGAATGCTCTTGCATACCTTAAGCGTGGTGTGAGAGAGGTTGGTGCAGGTATCCCTACACTGGCAACAGGACCGCAGGATGTAACAGACTTCGTAGCAGGTACAGGTAAGATTAAACCAGAACAACAAGATGCTAGACAGGCACTTGCTAAAGACATGGGTGCATTATGGCCTTACTTACGTAACGCAAGTCCTAAAAAGGGACTAGTGGAAGGTGGGTTATTGTTCCATCCAGGAAAGCCTGCTGTGTTAAACAAAGCAACAAACGAATACGAGTTCCAACCTAATGTAACAAAGTTTCATATTCCAGCAGACAGCAATTTAGGCAAGCGTATTGCTACTGCAACAATCATGGTAGCGATTACTGGATACCAAGAAGACATAATGTCGCCTGAAGGTCGTCTGGATAATGTAGAGAAGTTAAGCACACCGGATGTCATTGTACAAGGCACAGCGTATACTGAAGAAAAACCTAAACTTGACGACAAAGGGTTAGGTATTGTGGAACGTTATATTAGCAGTAATGCCAGTAAAATAGATGACTTTATTGGTGGCCAGTCAGGATTAAAAAGACCAGGCGATGTGTTATATAAGTTCTACAATCAGTCGCTTAGAATACCAGGTGCAAAGAAAGGTTTTACAGACTGGGTACAAAATAACTTAAGTGCTGAGCAAGCACAAAAAGTTTTAAACCATCCTGGATTAGACGCTACGCTTAACGCAGTTGAAATGATAACAGGACAAAAGAATCTGGTATTACAGCAGTTAGGGTCAGCAACACACGGTGATATCAGACAGACTAAACCAGAAGGTTATGTGCAAGCTCATCCAGGTAAAGAGTTTAAGGCTGACTTACCGGGACAGTTTATTAAAATGATTGATCAACCGACTTGGACGCCTAACAGAGGCTTTAAAGATAAGTAGTACTATGAGAGCAAAAGAAATATTAAGAGAAGCACCAGAACAACGTGTAGCCTTTAGTTGGGGTAGGTTTCAGCCACCACACTTAGGACACGCAGAGGTGTTTAAGAAACTGGAGTCAGTAGGAAACTATGGTTTCTGGATAGGCACGGGACAAACAACCGATCCTAAAAAGAATCCATTGCAGTATGCAGACAAAGTTGCTATACTGAAACAGATGTTTCCTGGGCACAGCGACAACATATTATCTGACCCCAGTATTAAGACAGTATACAATGCTATTGTAGCAATATATAACAAATACGATCCCAAAGAAGCAGAGAACATTACTTTAGTTTTTGTTGGTGATCCAGAAAGAATTAACGACTTCGTTGGTAGTTTTAAAAAGTTTAATGGTGTTGAAGCACGTCATGGTTATTACAAGTTTAAAGATGTAACCGGATTTGCTAACACCGATAAAGGTGATGTGAGAGCAACAGATGTTCGAGGTGCAGTGCAGGCTAAGGACATGACAAAATTTCAACAACTTACTGGTTTAACTGGTGAGTTGGCTCAGACAGTTTTTAACAAGGTAGCAAAGGGAATGGGCGTTGTTTGACTTTATTCAAGAATTAAATGAAAGCAGGATTTTTAGGTACGAACACGACTTCGAGGGGATGTCTGCTCGTGACCTAGGTCATCTACTGTATCAAATTGTTATGATGTTGGAAATTATTAGACATTATGACAAAAACTGGGTTAAACAGTATGCTAAGAAGACATATCAGTTTGGGGGGTTTCCAGGAATGAAGGCTGCCCAAACTGATATGTACAATCTTATAAGTGTTGTTAATAACCAAGACAAATATGACACGTATTTAAAGACTGACAAGTCAGTGTATGTTCCTGACTTTGGCATCAAACGTTATTTGTTAGACATTATTAACGATAATAGACACATCACCAGAGACAGAGCACTATTCACTAAACTAGAAGACACATTAAAAGTACAGGATAGTGCTCTTAAAAACATCAGACGCTTAGTAAGTTACTGGGACAACTACAGTGACGCACAAAAGAAAACAACAGTAGTAAATCTTAGACAGAACGTTCGTTCTGACACTCCTTATATTGACGTATACTGGTCAAAATTTAAAGAACTAGCATAAATAATAGTAAGTTAGCGAACAGGCTAATAATAAAATTTAAGGAGTTTTAAAATGGCAGACGTAACAAGAGTACATGGTAACGCACATGGTGTGGTTCATCAGGACAGAGGCCTCTCTGGTAGTGGAGCATTAAGTGGTGACGAGTTAGTAGTTAACATTGGTAGAAGTGCTAAGTTCTTTGGAATCGTTATTTACAACGCATCTGGATCAGGCGGCGCAGGTAATGTCGATCTACAAAACGAATTAGACGCTGGCGAATCAGTTGAAGCAATTCTTAAAGCAGTTGCGGCATCTACCGTTTCTAGCGTACAATACGGTGGTGAGATTTTAGCATATCAGGTACAAGACGATGCTAACGGTCAAATCAGCGTTATGGTTGCTGGTTCAAATTGGACAGGCGCAACATTGCAAACAGCAATTCGTGCATTAGGCGCAACAGTTGGTGGCAATTCAAAAGACGTAACAGGCACACTCGTAACAGATACAGGCATGAAGTTAGCACTATCATAATTTAGAGTTTTAGTAACTTAAAAAAGGGCGCATATTATTTGCGCCTTTTTTTTATAACCAGTATAAATACTACAAATACATTTAATTAAGGAGTGACAAATGGCAGATTTAACAAGAGTACACGGTAGCCCATCAGGTAACGTGTCATATGACAGATCAGTAGCAAACGTTGGTAACATCTCAGCAGACGAACTAGTAGATGTTGTAGGTCGTAAGTTAGACTTTTTCAAAATTGTTATTCAAAACGGTTCTAGTACTAACCAAGACTTGCGTTCAGAAATGGGACCTAACGAGTGTGTAGAAAAAGTTTTACAAATTATCCAAAACTACACAGACGGTACTAACGAAGGAACTGCAACTCTCGTAGCATATCAGGTAGAAGGCGACGACACAGGACAAATCAGTGTTGCAGTTGAAGGTTCTAGCTGGACAGCGTCAGCATTGCAGGCGTCCATTCGTGCTACTACAACATTGAACTCAATCAATGTTACAGGTACAGACGTTACAGCACCTGGGTTAGATTTAGCATAATACTAAATTAACACTATAAATAAAAAGGCATACATTTTGTGTGCCTTTTTTTATGCACTGTCAAAGTTTACATAGAGATTTAAGAATACAGCAAGTGCCCTTAACACAATTAAGTTCACTTTTTATACACCCCAACGAACGTTTTAAATGGAAGGTTCTCCCAACGATGCGGGATCAAGGTATGTATTACCCATTAGCAGTGTGTAAGATAACAACGGAGTTGTTTAGTAAACAATTCTGGGGTAAACTTAAAGTAGATCCTGTAGTAAACGAGGATAATTTAGTCTGGGCAATTAAAATGGGAGCTAATAGATATGATGCCGCCCTTCATCTTGGATATACATCTATAGATGTAATTATACATCCCAATCTAAATGATTGTATTACCTGGGACCGTTACTTTAAGTATGTTAATCCTTTATTCAATAAAGATCCTGAGCCTTACCAGGCAAAGTTTACATATGAGTAAAATACACGGTCATAGTGCAGGCAGTGTGGAAGGCAGAGGCAGTTGTGTAATTGATTGTTATACACTAGTGGATATGACTAGAACAGGCGTAGTAGCATACTACAAAGAAGGCATGCCTATGTTCAATGATGATGCAGATCAACTAATTAATGACGAGAAGTCCTGGATTAGAAGCCGTAATCAACAACGTAACTACGAAACCTGCATACAAGTAATTAGTTTAAGGGCCCAACCTGTGTATCTGGAAGATCCTAAACGATTGCGTAAACAGGACATGTCGCTCTATAATTTTACTGATATCACAGGCACCCACGACATCTGGCATTTTAGTTTTAGTCCAGAACAGCCGGATGTATACAGAATAGGTGACGATCCTGTTGCCGCTCTTAATAATGATACACACAATATACCTATAATAACTGGTTTACACGAAACAGCAGTAGTAGAAATACCCATACTACATATAGGTATAAATATATATTACAAACTCAGGTGGTAAAAGGAATAAATACTTGGGTAATAAACGGCACATATACTAGGCACTCACTACTCTGGCACTATCAACAGGCATAGCTCTATCAGTTTTAACTTACATAGGAAGAGAGTGGTGACAATTAAACAACAAACAATCGAGAAGAAAAATCTTTCCGCCCACGTAGATTTATGTGCCGAAAGGTACAAAGAATTGAACATTAATTTTAAAATCCTAGAGAACCGATTAGATTCTTTATCTACCCACTTGTTGGGTCTGAAAGAGGACATGAATAAGGTCACAGCCCGCATTAATAACCGCATCTTAACTATTGCAGGTACTACTATTGCTGTTATGACCACTGCTGTTATAGCCTTAGTGCTGAAACTAATTGATGTTATTTCAATCATGCCTGTATCCTAAATGTGAAAACTCAAACAGCAATAAAACTTAAACAGTCAGCAAAAAAACTTAAACAGTTTACTACTAAGCATCTGCCAGATATATTATTCAATAGCCCTGATATAATTTGGGCCAAGGAAGATAATAGTCTTATGGTAGGAGAACTGCGTGTTTATAAGAATAAACACGGTACCTACTCAGTAAATCTAGCTGGTGGCAAGGTATGTAATTTCTATAAACAAAAACATGCGGTATGTTATGCCAGTTATTACCAACTATGCAACCTCAATCGCTGTAGTAATATTGCTATTTTAGACAGTAAATTAGAAAATTACACACAAGATGTAGAGTACTACAAACAACAACTAACACTACACTACAAAAACAACAATAAGGATAAGTTTTTGCTATACTATGCTAGATATAGTCAAGCTCTTCCAATCAAGAAACAAACCGAACAGGAATGTAAGAAAAGTATCTTTCTGGCTAAATATAATTAAATTTAGGAATTCTTAATATGCAACTTAACGACTTAAAGAGAAAAAACACAAAAAAAGTAATGGAAAGCAGATTTGGCTTTGCTGTTAACTTTGATAGAATGACAGTGGAAAAAGCGGAAGGGTTGTTAGAAACAATTTCTTCTGGTATGGAGAACGTCCGTAACAGCAGTTCTTTCCACACAGCCGAAAAGAACCCACGTTATATGGAACTTTTAATGGTTAAAGAGAGTCTAACTGACTGGTTAGATGACACAGTTGAAGTAGTGGTAGAAGGTGAAGTACAAACTGCTGAAGTTCTGTTAGCTGCCAAGGACATTACAGATAGATTACAAGGTATGGTAGAGGATTTGGGAGAAATTCTAAACGAAGATCTTCCACCATTAGGCGATAGCATTAATGACCAGATGGGCGGAGGCAAAGGCACACAGTATGTTAATTCAGCAAGCGCCACAATCCAGGGGTTATTAGATGCAATGACGGCCGCACGAATGTCATTAGACGATGCAAGTAAAATCGTTACTGGTGAAGGTCCTGATCCTGCAATGGCAGGTGAGATGCCCGTAGAAGAGCCTGCAATGGCAGATATGCCAGAAGAAGAGCCTATGATAGAGCCTGAAGAGGACGAGCCAGTCGGCAGAGAAATGCGCTAATGCGTTTTTCAGAGTTACATGAAGATCAACAGGAGCTAGTCTCAAAGCTGGCTTCTGTCCTTGAGTTCCTTAAAGGTCGATCTCAAGATAGCGGCTTACAGCCAAATATCACTTTAAACAGTCTAGTAAAAATGGTTGGCAATACAGGAACACAAATTGATCCTAATACAATACAACAGTTGTTTAACGAGCCAACAATACGAAACCTAATTAAAAATATAGACGGTAACATGGTTACTCTTAATTTAGATGGTGGAATGACCCAATTACAGCCTGGTGGTGGCAACATGCCTCCTGAGGTTAAAGTTAACCAAATGGCAAAAAGAGCATTGAGTCGTAGACAATAATCTGTTATAATACACACATGATTACATTTACCCCCCGAGCATACGATCACTTTTACAAGTACGTAAGTGATAATAAAACCCTACGAATAAGTTTTAAACAACAAGGCTGTACTGGTTATAGTTATCAACTTGACTGGCTCGATCACATACCAGAAGGCTTCAAGGTTAGTAAGCAAGGTGATGTAACTTATACATGGGACCCTGTGCATGAAGACTGGCTTACCGGCACAACTGTAGACATGCAAGTTAAAGGTCTTAATAATTTATTAGTATTCCTAAACCCTAACGAAATAGCTAGTTGTGGGTGCGGGGAAAGTGTTACTTTTAAATAAATACACTAAAGGATACTAGCATGGCATTTTTACCAACATCAGCAAACGCAAGAGAACAATCGCAAGGCAACGCCGTAGTTGCTGGCGAGATTGCAATCTTAACACAGCGTGTACTAATCGCAATTAGTTCGGGTGTGTTTACTATTACTGCCACAAGTGCAACCACTATTACTATTAACGGTACCACTATTACTGGCAGTGTAATGACCAACGCTGATGCAACAGGTAGAGAATATTACACAGCCTGGCAAGGCACAACGACAGATGCAGTAAAAACCGAGCAGATGACAGAAGTTATCTCGCATTTTCAAAAACTAGGATATGCTATTGTCCGCAAATCAACAACAGGTACTGAGCTATATTGGCAAATGTCCTGGTAATCGATGATCACAGACCGATACGAATACGTAAGAATCAATAGAAAAAACATAGACGGAAAAAGACATTACCTCACACCAGAGGGAGATGCTGTTCCATCTGTAACTACTGTTCTTGATAAAACTAAACCTGCTGAAAAAATGCAGGCACTAATGAACTGGCGAAAGCGTGTAGGTGAAACCAAAGCACAACAGATAGTAACTGAAGCCGCCAACGTTGGTACAGTTCTACACAAAAAACTAGAAGAATACTGTTTAGGTACACTGGAAGCACCAGGTAGTAACCTTATACAACAACAAGCAGACAAGATGGCTCGTGTGGTTATTGACACTGGGCTAACGGATATGAATGAGTGTTGGGGGGTAGAGGTTCCTTTGTACTACTCGGGGCTATATGCTGGCACAACAGACTGTGTGTGCATGTTTAAAGGTGAGCCTGCTGTCTTAGACTTTAAACAAACGAACAAGCCTAAAAAACGTGAATGGATTGAGGATTACTTCCTGCAATTAAGTGCGTATATTTTAGCACACGACAAAACACACAACACCGAGATTAAACGTGGTGTGATTTTAATGTGTTCAAGAGATTTAACCTACCAACAGTTTGAGATCGAAGGTGACGAACTAGAGTTCTGGAAACAGAAATGGTGGGATAGAGTAGAGCAATATTATAATAAATAAGTAAAATACATTAGTAAGGACTCCTAACGTGGCAATTTTACAAATATCTCGAATACAACACAGACGTGGAACATCAGATAACCTACCGCAGTTATCAGCGGCAGAACTTGGCTGGTCGGTAGACAACAGAAGGTTATACATTGGTAACGGCACACTTGAAGAGGGTGCGCCTGCACTAGGCAACACACAGATCCTGACAGAGTTTAGTGATTTACTAAACACGAGCCAAGTGTACACTTATGTGGGCGAACAGTCTGGTTACGTAGTAACAACAGGCACAAGTTCAAGCACCCCTGTTGAGAGATCACTACAGAAAAAGTTTGATGACTTTATAAATGTTAGAGACTTTGGCGCAGTGGGTGATGGTGAGTCAGACGACACAGCCGCTATTAATAGAGCACTCTTTCAGTTGTATTGTAGAGAAGTTAACGAAGAAATCCGCAGATCTCTTTACTTTCCAGCAGGGATTTATAAAATTACAGGCGATGTAATTAAGATTCCTACTTACGCTAAACTAATCGGCGAAGGCGCAGAAAGCACAATCTTTAAGCAAACAGATTCAGGACAATCTTATGTGTTTAAGACGGCAGATAGTTTACAACAAATAGATGCCAGTATTGCAACTAATGCAGCCACAAGACCAGAATTTATTGAAGTGTCTGGGTGTACATTCTGGAACAGCACAACTGAACACGTTGGTTTAGTTTCCTCTGCCCAGCACATACATTTTGATGATGTTAAATTTAAAGGCAATCTAACGTTGCCAATATCAGTTAGTGACGCAAAGGCATGCCTTCAGATAGAATCAACAGCAGTATTAGTTACAGAGCACGTTACATTTGATAATTGCTACTTTACAAACAACACATTTGGTATTGAGGTAGACTACAATTGTAGAAACGTTGTTGTGCAGAATAGTTACTTCGACGAACTCTATAAAGGAGTTAAGTTAGGCGAAAGTCTAACAGGATCTTCTC